CCTTGTCGCGGGTATGACCCGGGGCGACGGCTTCCACGTCAGCGCGGGTGATGCCGGCGGAGCCATACAGCTTCTCCACGGCGGTCATCGCGGGCTTCCCGTCCTTGGTCCAGTGGGTGTCGTCCGCCGGGTCCAGGCCCAGGACCGCCTTCTGGAGCTTGGTGTTCAGCTCCACGGTCGGCTCCTTCACCGGATCGGTCAGGACCGCCGGTTGTCCGTCCCCATCGGGTACACCCCCGGCTTGCCCGGCTTCGGCTTCGACACCTCCGCCGCTGACAGGTGCCGCGTCACCGGCTTCAGTCCCGCCCCCGTTGGGCTGAACGTCGCTGTGTACCGGCTGTTGGCCGTCCGGCTGGGAGCCTTCTTGAAGATCACGCTGGCCATCGGGCACCTCCTTCAGTGCGGGGTGTCCTTCCGGGTAAGCCTGCCAGTTGCGTTCGAGGAAGCGGGCGTGCAGGGCGACCTCCTCCGCCGGAGCGGTGATGGTCAAGCGGCCCTTCTCGAAGGTGTAGGGCTGACTGCCCAAGCGGATCGTGCGACCCGCGAGGGCTCCGGTCAGGACAAAGGTTGTTTGGATGATGGTGGACATTTGTACGGTTCTCCTGGGGTTATTCAGCCGACTTCACCGCGGCGAGGACCCGCGGAACCACAGCAGCGTCGGCAGGCAGAACCACGCTGAGGGCGGCACCCGAGGCTCCGCCGTCCGTGATCGCGCCCACCAGGGCGTCGATGGGGGATTTGCCCCCGGGCGGCGTGATCCGCACCGCAACTTGCTGGTCGCCCAGGGCGTCCGCGGCTCCCGCGATGGTGAGGGTGTTCGTGACAGCGTCATAGGACGCGGCGTTGATCTGGGTTGCGTTCAGAGCGGTGACCAGGGCCGCGGCGATTTCGTCCACGGTGTTGTCGGTCGCGTCCCCGACCACGGTGACGCTGATGGGCGCTCCGTCCGGGCCTCCGCCCAAGACCGTCACGTTGAAGGTCCAGCCGTCCCAGTCGGCTCCGGCGGTGATTTCGGTCACGGTCGAATCGTTGAGCCAGGCCAGGCCGTCGAACTTCGCGGCAGCAGTCTGCTTGGCGATGGTGTCGGAAGCGGCGAACACCACCATGGCGTCCGCGCCGTGCGTCAGATTGTGGCCGGACTTGTTCCGGTCCAGGGTTACAAGGTAAGCGGGCATGATGGCTTCTCCTGAGTGCGTTCAAACAAAGGGCGGACCAGTCTCAGACCGGCCCGCCCTTCGGGTACTACGGGGCAAAGCCCTCCCCGGAGGGCGGCTGTTGCTTAGTTGAGGATGCCGTCTGCGGCGGCAAGCCCCTTCTCGCTGAACAGAGCCAGGCCGCAGTACCACTTGACGCGCCAGATGTGCTCGTCGGAGTCCTCCGACTCGCCCACGTCCACAACCTGAATGCCCGCGGCCTGAGTCGCGGTCAGACCGGCGATGCCGTGGGTGCGCGAACCGTCATCCAGCGTACCAGCGAAGATCGTGGTGGCGTTGGTGCCGATGCCCTTGGTCTGGTTGGTCGGGATGTAGTCGTTGCGGAAGATCGGCGTGCCGGAGTAGGCCGGGACCTCCGCACCGCTGGGCAGCTCGACAACCTCGTTGATGGACGCACCACCCAGGGAGCGGAGCAGCGCCTTGTAGCTGCGCAGGGTACGCGCGTGCATGGTCAGGTAGTCCACCTGGCCGTCCTTGTCCACCACGAGGTCCATCAGCTCATCCAGGATGGCGAAGCTGATGTTGGAGCCGTTCGCGCCGGTGGTCGCTTTCTGACCGGAGGCGCACAGCTGGATCAGGCCCGCGAACTCGTTGCCCGCGCCGGTGCCGTTGATCAGCTGGTCCTGGTACTTGCGGCCAGCGGACTTCGCCTTGGAGGCGATCTGGACAGCGGTCTGGTCGTTGCCGTCGCCGGAGCGGGTGGCCTGGATCAGGCCGTTCACTTCGGCGTCACCCATGATGGTGGTGAGGTTGGAGTTGACCTTGGTGAAGGTCGCAGCGGCCTTACCAGCACCCGCGCCGGAGAAGGTCGTGCCGACACCGGCCATGATGACGTCGCCAAGGACGTTCTCGCGGTTGTACGCGAGGCTGTTACCTTCGATGGAATCGAAGGGCAGCACGTCGAACATGCGGTTGACGGTGATGATGTTTTCGATCACGCCAGCAACCAGTTCGTCCTGGGCCAGCTTGGCGCTTTCGGCAAGGGTAACAGAAGCCATGATTGGCCCTCCTTCAGAAGTTGATGACTCAAGCGGTTTTCAGCCGTGCCGGATCACCCGGTGTTCCGTCGCGGCCCGCGGAATCACTCCTGTGGGCCTTCGCCTCTGGCTATACAACCAAAAGTGACGTCAGTATAGTACCAAGTTGCGAAAAAGGGAAGCCCCCTGGCCAAACTTGGGGGCCTCCCCGATCCGTCACGCCCGACCGCGGCCCGCCTTGAACTGACCCTTGGCGAGGCCCTGGGCAATCTTCTCGTTGGCCGTCAGGACCTTGCCCTGCGGGCGCGGAGGCGTCTGACCACCACGTGGAGGCATGCCGCCGCCCGCCGGGGCTTCCGACTCGAACAGGCGGCCATACTTCTCGTTGGCCTTCATTTCGCTGACCAGCTCGCGGATGGTCATGGGCTGGCCGGTCACGCCCGAGTAACGCTGGTCACCCTGGGCATCGACCACGAACACCTTGAATTCGCCGTCCTGCTCGACCACCTTGACCTGGTTCTTGATGAACGGCAGCAGGAGTTCCGGGACGCCCTTCAGCTCCGCGACGGCGGCGGTGGCGGCGTTCTCGACCAGGAGCCCATACAGCTGGTTCTGGAGGGCTTCGGCGCGGGCTCCGGCCTTCTTCAGGTCCTTCGCGTGCGCATCGGCCAGCTCCTGGCGAACCTTGTCCAGGTTCAGCTTGGCTTCGCCGCCCTTGGCCAGTTCGTTCTGGAGTTCGGTCAGCTTCGTGGTGATGTTGGCCTTGATTTCCTCCGGCGTCGCACCGAAGTCAGCCAGCGGGGTCAGGTCCACGGAGGTCTTGGCCTTCGCCTCCGCACGAGCAGCCTTGAGGGAGCGGTTCAGGCCGGTCACGGCCTCCACGATCCCCTTGTGGGCTTCGTCCGGGACGTACTTGCCGTCATCGCCCTGCTTGTAGATTCCCCGGAACTGTTCCGGGACCTTGTCGATGGAATCGACCGGAGTGAATTCAAAGTCCATAATTGTATCCTCATTGTCGGCGGATCACCCGCCAGTGTTGTGCCTCACGCACGGTTCATATTGTAGCCTCAGAACTTTTCAGGGTCAAGGCCAGCCTTGCGGAAGGCGTCCGGCTTGCGCTCCGCGAGTTGGGACAGGGTCAGCTCGTTGCCGGCCCGATCCACAAATTGATCCACGTTCAGCCCGCCCTCCCGGAACAGCTTGGCCTTGGTCTTGCCCAGGACCTCATCCTGGAAGCCCGCGGGCTGACGCTTCAAGAAGTCCTGATATGTGGTCGCCGCCGGAACCCGGCCCACGTTCTCCGCGGCCCAGGCCTTCCTGATGTCCTGGATCGGCTTGCCCTGCTCCTTCGCCATCCGGCGGAAGTCGATTTCACGCTTGGCGCGGGTCCGGGTGTCCGTCACGGTCGGGCGATTGCCCAAGAGGCCCACGCCGTCGATGTAGGCGACCATCACCGACCGGCAGTTGAAGTGGGCCGGGGGCTTCGCGCCCTTGGGCTGAAGCAGGGGGATGTCCGCGGGCAGGTCGTTGTCGCCCACGGGGGTCCCGTGACCGTCCCGGGCGCGACAAACAGCCGTGGTCCGACCGTCCAACGTGCTCACCCAGACCTTCGCCGTGATGATGTCGCTGTTGGCGTCCCAGACGTAGCCCCGCGCGGTATTGGACACGTGGTTCACCGCGGTTCGGACGATCCCCTGGGCGTCCCGCCGGGTCATCGACAGGATGCCGTCCGCATAGGCGTTCTTGCGCGTCCCGACCACCCGCCGCACGATGTCGTCAATGGGCTCCCCGTTCGTCATCCCGAGCTGAAGGGCCGTGGTCAGTCGCTGCTGGTCCACCGCCTCCAGGGTGCTGAACCAGTCCCGGAGGAACCGGCCCTGGAACGGGCGGGAGGTGGCGATGGCCCGGAGCTGGTCCGCGTTCACCGCCATGAAGCCCACCTCAATCGTGATGGAGGACTGTAGCAGGTCGATTTCGGCCTGGCCTTCGAGGACGGCGAGCTGCCCGAGTTCGTCCCGCACCAGGGTCTTGTACTCCGCGAGGGCCGCGGCCCGGGCTCCGCGGATGTCCGTGAGCAGGGCCTTCCAGCGTTCGCCGGTGAAGTCCAGGTCACGGCCCTCGAAGCGGGCGAGCCGGGTGCGCAGGCGTTCGGTCAGGTCGCGGTCCGCCTCCTCCAGGAGCCGGGCGACCCGCTTGGTGACGCCCGCGCTGTAGCGGCGCAGGTCGATTTGGTGACGCAGCGCGGCGTCCCTGTATTCTTCGTTGAAGGTGGGCATCTCACTTCTCCATTTCTTTGGGTCCGTTCATGCCGAAGTGGATACACGCCCCGATCAACGGCCCGAGGACGATGCTCAGAAGGAGCCAAAGCCCCAAGAAGTGCCAGACGTTCATGACTCGCCTCCCGGATTTCCACCACCTTCTCCACCTTCGCCGCCCTCACCCTCCCCACCTTCGGGCGGGTTCTTCTGGGCCGGGTCCAGGTCCAAGCCAGCGCGGCCCATCGCCTCGCTGATTTCCTCCATCAGCTCCTCCCAGTCCTCATCCTCATCGAAGTCCTCCGGGAGGACCCCGCGCAGGCGGAGGCCGTTCAGGTAGGTCTTGCGGCTGATGTCGCGCTTCTCGCGTGCGACTTGGAGGGCCTGAAGGCCCGGGGCGTCCATTTCCTCCAGGTCATAGTCCTTCACCAGCTCCACGGTGCCGCCGTTCGAGCCCAGGCGGAGCCAGTCCGCGGTGATGTCCAGGGCCTGGGCCAGGGCGTCCTCGAACAGCCCAGTCATCGCGCTCAGGTCGCTGGTCGCCTCCGCGCTGTCCAGCGCCCGGGCGGTCGCCGTCTGCCCGCCGGTCTTGCGCTTCAGGAACTCCGCGCCATAGCCCGCCATCTGCTCCTCAAGGTCCTTGAGGTCCGTGCGGCCCGCGGCGATGGCTTGGCCGGTGTGCTCCACGTAGTAGAACCGGCCCGCCGGGTCCGGGTTGTATAGCACCTTGTTCGGCCCTACCACCACCGGGTCCGAGTCCTCCCCAGACGCCCCCGAGCAGGCGAGGATCGGGAAGCGGGAGACGGTGAGGATGTGGCGTTGGTCGGAGGCGGACTGCCAGTGCGCCACGTTGAGGTGAGCCAGGTCCAGGAGCGGGGGCTTGCCCATCATGAAGCCTTGGCGGTCCGCGTAGAAGGTGACCAGCGGGACGTAGTTCAGCCCCGTCGCCCACTCATCCGCCAGCGCCCACTCCTCCTTCTGGGCGTTGGACTTCTTCACCGGCTCCCAGAGCTGGACAAGGCCCGGCTCCAGGACGCGGATGCGGCGCTTGCAGACCTCCGCGAAGCCGTCCTGCTCCATGTAGTGTTCGATGATGCGGACGTGCTGGAGGACTTCGACCCCGTTGATCACCTCCGACCGGGCGAACAGCAGGCACTCCGGCTTGATCATCACCCAGTACGGGCGCAGGCCCTCCCGGCGGTCATCCGCCAGGGTCCGGGGTTGGCCGTCCTCCCGCGGGGCCGGGCGCGGCATGTCGATGAGGACGTGGCAGAGGGCCTTGGCCATGCCTTCGCGGAACCACTGACGGGCGAACACGTCCAGGTTGTTCCCCTGGAGGTCCACGTCAGTCAGGATCGTCTCCTCAATCGCCTTGGGCACGTCCTCGTTGAGCTTGATCGGCTCGCTGAAGGGCTTGCCGCTCAGGGTGTCCAGCGTCTGTTCGACCATGTTGAGGAGGACGGCGGAGGCCAGGCGCTCCTGATAGCCCGTGTCCGTCTCCTCCTGGTGGCGGGGCAGGTACGTCTCGCCCGCCTCGCGCATCGCTTCGGTCCCGCCCAGCAGCGTCTCGATGACGTGCCAGCGCGGGAGCATCTGGTTATACGCCCCGCTGGTCGTGGCGGGGCTCTTTGGGTCTTTTTCAGTCGCGCTCACGGTTCTTCTCCTGTAGCTTCCGACCACAGGACCGTGAACAGGTCTTGGTGGTCCAATACTTGTTAATCATAAACGGCTTTCCACAGACCCGACAATTGCGTTCCTCGTTGTCCACCCCGGACTTGTAACGCCAACGAGTCTTGCACTTGTTCGAGCAGAATAGATTGCGCTCCGGCTTGCCGATCAGGCCCATGAATACCGTCCCGCATTCCTCGCAAGTCCGCTCCTCACGGGCGTGGAGAGCGTCCGCCGTCCGTCGGTACTGCTCCTTGTGCCACTCGCGCCCCGCCTCGCTTCCGTGCCACTCTTTTGCCAGTTCCCTCGCCTTCGCAAGGTGCTGTCGTCCAACTTCCCCAAGCCCCCGCTCCTCCGCATGGTGTCGGGCGTGCTCCGAGCCCTCCAGCAACTCCAGGTTGGGGAGAGCGTTGTTGGAGCGGTTGTGGTCCCTGTGGTGAATCTCGAATCCCTCCGGGATCGGACCGTGAGCCTGGGTCCAAACCTCCACGTGCAGAGCCTTCCCCTTGTGCTGGAAGTACGCACCACACTTGTAGAACCTTGTGCCGTTGAACTCTTGAATGGTGTCGCTGATTATGATTGGGTCCATGATAGCTCCTTCGCCTTCGGGCGACTATACCCGAAGGCGTCTGAGGAGTCGATCTCACATGTTCCCTTGCTTGACACCACGCAGTTTCTTCCTTACCCGATACCTGATGCAGTCCGCTATATGGTCCTCCGCCTCCGTGTTCACGTCATCCAGGTCCTTGTCATCGCGGGGCAGCACAGGGACCGTCTCGATGGTCTGCTGACACCAGTCGAAGATGAACAGCCCAGGGACCTCGCGCGGTCCCCCGCCCGCCGGAGGCAGCGCCCCCTTGAGCAGCTTGCGGATTTGCTCCCAGCCCTGCTTGCGCGAGCCTGGGCCCTTGTCCGCGGGCGTCCAGCGCACGCCCTTCTTCTCCATGTCCACGGCGATGCTGTTGCCGTTCTCCACGTCGAAGATGGAGGAGTCAGCGGGGCCGGGCTTGACCCGACCTTCCAGCGCCCAGTCCTCCTCCCGGTCCTTCACCCCTTGGGCGACCTCCGAGGCGAGCATGCGGACGCCCTCGTTGCGCGTTCCGTTCCAGCCGTACCATTCCTGGATCAGGTACAAATCACCCCGCACCTTGCCGTACACGCGGCCATTCCACTCGAACGGCTCCCCATTCGACTCCGCCCACCACAGGACGGCGAAGGGCTTGGAGCTGCCCCAGTCGAAGCTGCGGTCAATCTTCCACCGCTTCGGGATCACCGACAGCGGGACGGAGGGCACCACGTGTACGTCCCCGCGGTAGATGTCGTCAAACATCCCCCCGGCGATGATGTCCCAGGAGCCATGGAGCCAGGCGGCGAGTTCGGAGGGGTTCCGGGCCGCGGCTCGAATCTTGCTGATGTACTCCGGGTCAGCGTGGAGCAGGATTTGGTTCTCATAGATGGACCCGTGGATGGCGACCCGGGGCGGTTCGCGCTCGCCGTCTCGCATCGCGTCCAGGATCACCCGACCGCGCATGTGGGGGAGGCGGAAGCGGGCCTTGACCCAGTTGTGGCCGGGGCCGTAGGGGTTGGTGGTCGCCCGGTAGCAGCGGGGCATCCCCGGCTTCGTGGAGCGGCAGCAGGACATCATGACGGTGTAGCACTTGTCATCGGCCCAGTTGCAGAGTTCTTCCCAGCCAATCCACGGATAGGCGTGGCCGTGGTAGTTCCAATAATCCTCCGGCGACTTCATGTGACGCAGCAGCAGCTCCTCGCCGTCCGGGAAGGTCCACTTGTGCTCCACCTTGTTGTACTTGGCCCCCGGGAAGATGCGCTTGAACCACTTGTTGGTCTTGTTGATCACGTCCGACAACTGGGGGTAGGTCTGACGGAACAAGATGCCGCGCCACTCCGACCCGTAGCCCTTCCCCACGTGCTGGAGGAAGTCCATCAGCAGGCAGTCGGTCTTGCCCGGGCCGCGCGTCCCCTCATACAGCACCTCGAAGATCGGGTGAGCCATGAGGAAGGCCAACTGCGACCCGTACTGCGGGCACCAGGTCGCCTCCGACTCCTTCCCCGTCTCCGGGTCCACGTAGTAGCCCCGCAGCTCGCCGGGCTCCACCTCGCGCCACTCAATCGGGTAGTCCGGGCGGGCGGCGATGGCGACCGCCTTGCTCACTTCGGTCTGGGCAAACATCAGCTGCCCTCCCCGGTCGGACGGCCCACGGTCCCGCGGGCGAGGTCCCCAAACTGGTTCTGCCACTCGTTGATCGTGGCCGGAGCCCCCGGGACGATCAGCACCCCGCCGGTGCCCGAGGCGGTCATGCTGGCCGCGTCCTTCCCGTCCTTGAACTCCGCACGGTGGGCGCGGAGCATCATGGCCATCAGCGAATCGCTGTACACCCGCTCATAGGTGATGATTTCGTCCTTGAACTTCCCGCCGATGATCGGGCGCTCCACGCCGTCCCGCGCCCGCTTCAGGGCCGCGCTGAACAGGTGCTCATCAATCCACGCTTGGCGGGCGTCCTCCAGAGCCTGGGCAAACTCCGGGTCATTCTTGACATGATAGTCGATGGTGGAGCCGGAGACGCCCACGGCCTCCGCGCACAGGTACTTCCGCCCACCCAGGTCGGGATGCGTGCGGAACAACTCCAGGTACTGCTCCTTGCGGTCCGAGGTGAATGGCACCATCGGCTTCGGCTTCAGTTTCTCAATCGGGTGCATCACGCTCCCCCTTCGGTGTGTACTGTTCGTCAATCGCGCATCACGCGGCGATCCGTCCCCGGCCTCACGCCCAAGGACATCCTCGCCGCGAGTATAGCGTGAGCTTGTACATTAGCCAAGGGTGGGTCGCGCTCGCCCGCGGGGGAGGCACGAGGAGCGTGTGGCAGCGGATTGCCCAAGCAGACATGCAGCGTCCTCCGCTTAGGTTCGAGGGGTCGCGCTTCACTTCCACGTCCGAAGAAGTAAAAAGTCAAGCGGGCAAAAAGGCCATATAAAACAGCCCTTTATAGATAGATAGATAGATAGATACTTAACTTACTTAACTTAACCCCCTGGGAGCCCTTCGGACACCAGAAAGCCTCAACAAGGATTCTCCTGGGCCGGTCCGCCGGGTCGATTTGTCGGGAGAATTTATTTCAGGTAAGAATCCCAAGTAACCTAAGCGCAAGATGCGGGAACCCCAGCCCCGTATGGCTTAGACCATAGCTTGACTTCTTTACTTCTTCGAGCATGAACCCAAGCGCACATTTCTATCCCAAGCGCACTACCCGAAGCTGACGGAGGAGACGCGGCGAACCACGATGACGGGAAGGCTTCGCGGCCCGGGGCCTTCGACTTCGACCAGGGTGCGAGGCCCGAGCCCGCGGGACCGCCCAAACGGGGCGTTGCGGCGGTGAGTCCCCGCGGCGAGGTAGGGGGCGGCAAGTTCGTTCGGGTCTGAGCCCGGCGGGACCCGTTCCAGGACGCGGCCCTTGATCCAGAGTCCGTGAGTGTTCTGCCAGCGTACCCGGTCGCCCTTGTACAGTCTCACGTCCCGCCTCCTCCGGCCTTCGCCGCGAGGGCGGCGTTGAACCGTTCCGCGAAGGCGATGCCGTTGACATGGGCCGGGTCCGCCTCATCGCTCATCAGGTGTCGGGCGGCGAGTTCCGCGAGGAGGTCCGCCGGGTCGCAGCCGTCCGCGACGGCGCGTTGAAGGGCTTGGTCCAGGCGTTCGAGGTGTAGGTGCTTCATCTCACAGGACCCTCGTGATGCCCAGGACCTTCCGACCGAACCAGCCCACGTACTCCTCTGTCCAGTCGTCCAGGGCGCGTTGGAACTCGCTGAGGATGTGGCGGTGATCGTCCGGGTGTAGGGTCCTGACAACGTAGTATTCCAGGTGCTCCGCCCTCCAGCCCAGGGTCACTTCCAGGTAGCGGCC